ATGAGAACCGGAACAACCCCGGCCAGTACACGCTGTACGCGGATATTCTCTACGTGGAGCAGGATGCAGATGCTGACCCGTATGCGGAGCGCTACGCTCAGTACGCAGAGCCTGCTCCTGAAGTGCCGTTCTAAGGAGGACACTATGGAAAAACTGTTTATCAGCTGTCCGATGCGCGCTCGCACTGCAGAACAGATCCATGCGACTATGGACCAGATGCATAAAATCGCCGAGGCTATTTTCGGCGAAGAACTGGAGGTCATCCCGACTTACTTTGAGGGCACCCCTCCTGAAAATGCCAATGACCGTCTGTGGTATCTGGGTAAATCCATTGAGAAAATGTCCGAGGCGGATTGCTTCATCGGCATTTTCGATGACCAGAAAGCTTATGATGGCTGCATCATCGAGAACCATGTCGCCAAACTCTACGGTGTACCGCAGTATCTGGTGAATATTGCATACGTAGCACCGGACATCATGGAGCAGCGTTTGGAGCATATGGTCTGATGGTATTTATCGAGTGCCGGGGTCGGTCCTCGGTTTAATGTGCCAGTCGGTGAGTGCCCACGTCGCAAATGGCGTTCTCAGAGGAAACAGCTCGATTGATATTTTGATTTTGGGAGGTTGAACGTATGAAAGTCTTGAGAATCCAACCCAAGAAGTATCCTGAAGTTATTGAAATCGACGGCTCGCTCGAATCTCTTCAGAAAGAAGTGGCCGGTCCGATTCAGGCGGTCTACCCGTGGGATGATCCGGTTGCACTTATCTGCAACGAGGAAGGAAAACTGGCCGAAGATTCCTTCAGTAACTGTAACAGAGTGCTTCATAATGAGATTGGGATTCCCTATGATATTGTTGTTGGAACTTTCCTGATCGTTGGTCTGACCGAGGATGATTTCAGCGACCTGTCACAGGAACTCATTCAGAGGTACGAAAAGCTTTTCCATAACCCGGAAGAGTTTGATTACTTTACGGATGCTCAGGGAAGAACACATCTGGACGTTCGCCCCTGTGAACCTGAAGATAACGCGAAATAATCAACTTCCTTTGCAGATGCATGAGAGCTTCGGAGAAATCTGAGGCTCTTTTTATTTTGGGTCAGTAGCTTAGTCTGGCTGAAAGCTGGCAGCTCATAACTGCATGATCGCGGGTTCAAATCCTGCCTGACCCACCAGAGGTGCAAGCCTTATATTTGAATAAACAAAGGAGAGAACAGCATGAGCGCAAGAAACTATGTTCCGGCAATAGTGAAATGGATGGTCGAGGAAGGTACCAAGAACACCTCCAGCGGTAACTGGATATTCACGAGCGCGGAAATTGCAGAAGCATTTCCTGTAGCCGAAAGCAGCGTGATTGAGATGTTTGGAGCAATCCTGACCGAAGTTTATCAGCATGAAGCTGTGGCGGAAGCAAATGTAAATTTCGAGAGCGACGGTTCGGCAACTTTCGATTTGACCTTCTACACAGATTATTGCCCGAATATCAGTGATGAAACAAAGGCTGGGTGATTTTCATGGGTGATAGCAAAGTTACAAAGCGCTGTGCAAAGTGTGGCGCTGTGATGCACAACGTGTCTGTGGCAAGGAAATACTGCGATTTTTGCAGATTTGGCTATGCAACCAATGACCCGGTACTGCCTTTGGTACATCCGAAGTACACTGGGCCGACTCTGCAGGAAATCATGAGAGAGGCTACTAAGGAGGGGCTTCAGTATGCAGAATATTGTAAAAAACACGGACTGCACTAATCACATAAAGGAACTCTGGAAAGTTTTTACAAAAGAAGGCAAAGAACTTTTTTCCTACACGATTCGCGGTGAAGGTGAAGATGAGGAAGAATGCACCAAACAGCTTTTAGCTTATGAGAATCATTGCTATCCTAACCAGATTCATGTTCACACGGAAATGAGGTGATTGGATGGCGGGTATAACGCTCTATGACTACCAAAAAAATGCGATGGAACAAATGAAAATCGGATGCATCTTATGCGGTGGTGTAGGAAGCGGAAAATCAAGAACCAGTTTGGCGTTTTACTATACGCTCTGTGGTGGCGCAGTAAACACCCAAAACTACGTTAAGATGCATGATCCACCCGACTTGTGTATTATCACCACTGCGAGGAAGCGCGATACAGGCGAGTGGGAGGAAGAGCTGGCCCATTTCTATATGTCCACCGACAGCAACCTTGATATTTACAATCACAAGGTGGTTGTGGATTCATGGAACAACATCGGAAAGTACACTGGCATGAAAAACGCATTTTTCATTTTCGATGAGCAGAGAGTTGTTGGCAGCGGGCAATGGGTCAAATCCTTCCTGAAAATCACGAAGGAGAATGACTGGATTCTTCTGAGCGCTACTCCGGGAGATTGCTGGACAGATTACATTCCGGTGTTTATTGCAAACGGGTTCTATAAAAACCGGACGCAGTTCAACAATGAACACGTAATCTATAGTCGTTTTTCCAAGTATCCGAAAATTGACCGGTATCTGAACACCCAGCGACTGGTACGCTTGCGTGAACGGGTGCTTGTAGATATGGACTTTGAGCGACCTACTGTATCTCACCATGAGAATGTTTTTGTCGAGTATGACAAGCCTAAGTATCTGGAAATTTGTAAAACTCGCTGGAACCTGTGGGAAAACAAACCCATTGAGACCGCCAGCGAGTTTTGTTATTTGCTGCGGAAACTGGTGAACACAGACCTGACTAGGTCGCAAAAAGTTCTGGATATTTGCATAACCCGCCCCAGAGTCATAATCTTCTATAATTTCGATTATGAGCTGGATATTCTCATGAATCTGCCCTATGGCAATGATGCGGAAATAGCACAATGGAACGGCCATAAGCACCAGCCAATCCCTGACGGTAAGAAGTGGGTATATCTGGTCCAGTACAATGCGGGTGCAGAAGGTTGGAACTGCATCAAGACCGATACCGTCATATTCTACTCGCAGAACTACTCCTACAAGATTATGGAGCAGGCTGCAGGCAGAATCGACCGGTTGAACACACCTTACAAGAACCTGTTCTACTATCATCTGAAGAGCAGGGCGGGAATTGATCTGGCGATTTCGAGGGCACTGAACTCGAAGAAGGCGTTTAACGAGAGGAAATTTTATGGAGCATGATATTTATGATTCTTTAAGGCTTATTGCGACGACCTGTGAGAAAATGGAAGATGCCTTAAATGCGATTGCAGAATACTTCGAGAAAGTAACGGCTTGTCTCATGGACTTGATTGAAGAAATTAAGAGGCAGCCATTGAAGATGATTCGGCAGAAGCTGCGCCCTGACTACAAGGACAAATGCAAAATCCGGTGGCTGGATATTCCCAACAAGGTTATGCAGGGGAGAATCAGGAGGTTCTGCTGATGGGAAATATTTCAAAGAAAATCAGAAAGAAACTTATCAAGGTAATTGAGGCTAATTGCCATCGCGTAACGCACTTTGGCGAGCAAGATGCAATGTTTGTTCCTTACGGCAGCAGCCCATTGTCTGTTATTTGGAAATATCTCTGTATCAGGAACGACGGTGTTATCATAGGCCACTTCTTGGTTGATCGAAGCGAAAAACATATTCCTTTTAGGGAGAGATACTGTTGCATCAATGCTCCAGAACAACTGTTTGTTCCGAGAACACATATTGAGATCAACAAACAAATTGTCAATAGACTTAAAGAGCGCAATCAGCTTTATGCTGTTTATTACACATGGAGGAAAAGGAAATGATTAAGGACTCTGGCGACCGCACCGAATTTGAAACCGGTGCAAAGCGCGATATGCACGCAGGAAAGGGGCGGATGGATCTTCTGCCTTGGTATGGCATCATGGAGGTCAGCAAGCACTGCGAGGAAGGCGCGCTGAAGTATGGTGAGCACAATGTGGATAAGGGTATCCCGCTGCATTCGCTGCTGGACAGTGCTTCTCGGCATCTGGCAAAGTATATGGTCGGTATGGATGATGAGGACCACCTGCGAGCAGCTTGTTGGAACCTGCTGTGGGCATTGAACCAGCGGGAGACCCATCCGGAGTTGGATGATAGGTTTATGGTGAAGGCAGAAGATAAGAAAAAAGACGAGCCTGTCAAGAAAAAAAGATTGGCGATTTGTCCACGATGCCACTGCATTATTAGAGATCAGCTTGGAACCTTCAACCCGAGGATGTCTCTTGACTGCATCCAATATGACCGTGAAGCTGATCGGCTAGTAGTTGTTTGCCCAATATGCGGTGCTGAATATATGCAGTTGGAGGCCAAAATCAATGAATGACTGGATGCGCGAAGTGGATTATGCAACCTACTGTCCGAAGTGCAAGAACTTCAAGGTACTGGAGACGGACGAGCCTTGCAACGGGTGCCTGACGGAGTGTGCGCGGGAGGGTACCAAGAAGCCCGTGAAGTTTGAAGAGAAGACGCGAAAATAACAGGCTCCTTTATGAGGTAAACTCATATTTGAAAGGAGATACTTATTATGAAAAAAGCATTGAAAGTGCTCATCAAAGAGACATTTGTATGCGGTGCTCTTGGGCTGATAATCTATGAGGTTCATGACATGACTCGTACAAAGATTAAGAAAATCAAGGAGGAGTCATGGCGTGAAGCTTGGGATATTGGATACAAAAGCGGGTATACTGCCGGTCGCTTTGATGGGCTGTTTAAAGCTCTCGGCAATAAATGTATCACACGTGAAGAATTTGATGAACTAATTAAGGAAAACTGAAGAATCGAGCCGTGGAGAAATCTGCGGCTCTTTATTTTTATCGTTGAAGGAAGATGCTTGTATGCAACGTATGAACATTAAATGTTGCCATTGTGGGGACTATACCCCATTTATCACAGAGGAGAACATTGAAGTTATTCCTCAAGTTAATCTCACAAGAACCGACATGGATAGTTTGGGCGATATCGCTGAGGCATTGAGGGAGTGCGGTTGCTTGGATGTGTGTGATTTCTTACGCCGGGTTCAGAGTGAAGTGACCAAAATTGTAGAGTATCAGGAGGAACGGTGAACGCTAAATGATATTTGCTGAAGAGGATTTGAACTCTTTGAATGCTATTGCTGGACTGTTGGCTTCATTCGGGTGTGATAGTCAGGCTGGCTGTGTGCTTTATATTCAGCATAAAATCGCAAAGACCATGGAGGCTGACGAAAGGAAATGCAGAAATGAGAAACATGTCTAAGAAAACCTGGAAGCTCCGGGTTTGGAACCATATGACCGAGATGCAGAAACTGGATATTCTGCTGAAGCACGCTAAGGTTCTGCATACTTATGGACGCCGTTGGCCAGAGATGGACAGACCGGACAATCAGGAGTTTCTTCCTGGCGGACGGCATGATGGTGGTGAGCAAATCGTTGCATATGATGCTACTGGAAATCGTATCTGGGATGGCATTTGGGGCTGGGGTTCCTATGGCTTTGAGCAGGGTCTTATCGAGGTGATGGGTACACAGTTACTTGGCCATGATGATGTTGAGGGCTGGCTCACGGCTCGTCAGGTCACAAAGATGTGGAGGTGTAGAAATGCTGCAAAAAATCGCTGAGTATGTCAAAAAGATATTTCGCATGGAGCCGATTCCGACGACAATTAGTACCCTGCGGGAGGCTTTGCGGGATTTGGAAGTGGCTCGGAACCACTTTGAGAACTGCGACCCGGAATTTGTGGATGCGGCTATTTTCGAGCTGAACGCTGCAGAGTGCCGGGTGGATGCTGTGAGGAGGTGTGTGGGGTGATTGTGTATAAGGCGACCTATAAGTGCCGGTACTGTGAACGAAAATTCGACAGCAAATATCATTATTGTGGTTTAGACGATGCGGTTCACCATTTTGATAGCTGTATGAAGTTTCAACCGGTTCATTTCTGTAAGGGCGGACATGTTGGTATTGGAGACTTTGCAGGGTTCGAAAGGGTTGATGAGGATGAATGATATTTGGACAAAGCTCGGAATGTTCTTTGGACATGTGCTGGCTTTGACGATGGTTATCTGCGCGTGGCTGATCATTATTGTGGTTACGCTGAAGGTAATCTGGTTCACGCTATTTCGGATTTTGCTGTGAGGTATGACAGATGGATGATGTTGAGCAGTTTTCCAGGGCCTTAAGTGCAATAGCACAAGCTGGAGCATACAGTGCAAAAGATATTCGGCAAATCTGCGCCCAAGAAGTTCAATATGTTGAGGAAACAGTTTTGTGGGCAGATAATGTTCCATATGCAGTAGTACGTACACCTACTGTGCAGGTTCCTGTATATGAGAGGTCGTCTGATATTCAGGAAAAGGACTGCAGGCCTAATAGCAAGCTTGATAGTTGGCCGTATCGCGTGGTCGCCTTCCTGAACGAGGTAATCGATATATTCGTACTAGCTATTACGGAGGATTTCTTATGAGATGTTGTCCGGTATGTTACGCAAAGGCAAAGCCTATTGTGTCTGATACGGTAATGACTGGCGCGAAACTGGAGATTAAATACGTGACAGTATGTCCACGATGCGGTTTCGGGTGCCATAATGAAGGCAGTGTTATATTGCAATACGATGAAACAACGATGACTCCATTGGTGGATGACCGTGGTTTACGGAGTCTTGTTAGGAAATGGGATTCAATTTTACGAGATCCCGAGGCAGAAAGGATTGCTAACATATGAAATATACCTTTATTTTTTCCTGCACAGACAATGGTGGCTGCCATCAGACCTTTGAAGTCAGAGCGACCGACAAGCAGGAGGCCATCCGTAAAGGCATGAAGACCGCAAAGAAGTTTGCTTGCGGAGATATCTGTGGGGACTGGGAGTGTAAGTTGAAGCGGGAGGATAGTTTATGAACGAAGACTTTGGATCGATCACAATTCTTGCTCCAAAATGCCAGAAGTGTCCCAAAGTGAAATCCTGCGACCATAAACAAATGGCTCATCTCGGATACATAGTTCCACAAAGGGGCAACGGAAAGAGCTTCAGTCAGCTCGAAATAGTGGATTCACTGATATTTCTGAAGGCGGCATCAAGGAGCTCCAGCAGATCGAGCGGGTGGCCCGTGTCTGCTACAAGAGCGAGGACAAGATCACGCCGGACGGTGAGTCGGCAAAGAAGCTGGTGGGCTTTCTGGTGAAGCAGGGGCATGAGGCTATGCTGGAGCATTCTCAGCTGAGCGTGCTGTTCACCTGTGACCGTGGTGTGGCGAATGAGCTGGTGCGGCACCGCATTGCTTCTTTTGCGCAGGAGAGCACCCGGTACTGCAACTACTCAAAGGAGAAGTTTGAGGGCAGCATTACCGTTGTGGAGCCGTTTTATATCGATAAAGAGCAGAATCGCCTGTTCTATCGTAAATGGGTAGAATCCTGCGAATTGGCAGAAAAAACTTATTTTTTGATGCTTATGAACGGTTATCGTCCCGAACAGGCCCGTTGTGTGCTGCCGCTGTGCTTGAAGACCGAGATCGTGGTGACGGCCAACTACCGTGAGTGGCGCAACATCTTCAAGCTGCGTACTCCTGTGGCGGCCCATCCTCAGATGAGAGAACTGATGTGCCCGCTGCTGAAGGAGCTGCAGAGCAAGATCCCGGTGGTGTTCGATGATATTTACACGTACTGGCCGAAGGATGACCAGACGGGAAAAGGAAGCACGGTGAAGTAAGCATGAAAGAAATTGATGAAAGATATATTGCCGCACTTGATGAGTTCGGTTTTGGAATGTTCCGAACTAAAGCCGGTGTAAATATTTACCATACTACCTCAACAGGAACATTTATGATCAATCTTAATGGCGAGGACTTTGTGGATATGCTGGTAAGCTATGCAGAAACATTTGACCCGAATACCTGGGCGTGGTTGACAGTAAAAAGTCATTCGTCAACGCAGGATATTTCGGCACTGCTCAAGAACGCCCAGGAAATCCAGATGCTTCTTCTGCGGCTTGCCATTAAACTCGTGAAAACCAGTAAGGAAGTGGAGTGAGACTATGAAAAATCGTATTATTTGTGTCTTTACATGTCTGATGATGCTCGTGGGCTGTGTGGTTCTGTGCAGCTGCTCCGAAGCGGACAAGGTCAATCGGAACATTTCCAAGCAGGCTAACTACTTTGAAGCTGAGCGCCGGATCACGGTCTATAACGCACGTACGGACAACGTCATCCTTGAAATGGAAGGTGCTATGTCCATCTCGAACAATGATAACAATGAACTTGTGTGTACGGTGAAGACTGGTCCGAACGAGTATAAGAAGAATTATATTTACCTGAACGAGTACACCATGTATGTTGTTGAGGATATCACCGGCACTCATACTGATCCATACCACTATAAACTCTATTTCCACACGGATATTCTGCCGGACGTAGAGGTGCGGTCGTGACCTACCTTGACGAGGCTGTGGAAATCGGTGTTCAGATGGTGTCTGGCTTACTCACGCCTACAAGCCTGACGGATATTTACGTTATGATTGCTCGGAAGCATGAAATTCCGCCGCAGAAGGTCGAAAGCTCAATCAGGAGCACCATTTGTGAAATCAATAAGGAGATGGGTATGCATTTTACGCCCATGACTTATATTCACATAGTAGCTCTTGGCGAAAAATACCGAAAGAAGATGATGAAAGCTAAATGACTACATATGAATTTGTAGATAGCATGGGTGTACCTGTTTGGATGAGCGGTTTTGATGCTCTCATCGATGCTATCGATATTCTCAAAAACGCTCTGCAGAACAACGAATCGCCAACCATTGTGGACATTAACCGAAAGCTGTGCGTGAAGTATCATACAAGCACCATTGCGATGGACAGGCTCCTTCGTCGGGCGGTAGACTATGCAGTGATTCGGAAGCAGACACATGGGCCGCTTTATTACGAAGTGTTGGGCGATACTCCTCGGCAGGCGATGCCGTTGAAGCAGTTCTTGTATATCTCTGCGCGATATTTGATGCGGAAGGAGGTGCAATAAGCGATGCATGATATTTGTGGCATTGACCAAAAGAGTATCGACGATGGTAAGGTTTGGGTGCGCATTCGTGGCACCAATCCGACTGTTCAAAAACCCGTGAGCGAAATCCAGTACGACACGATGATTCCTGCTGTAATCTTCCGGTACAAAGGAGAACGTTGCAAACGGATAGTGGCCATTATCAACCTTGACATCATGGTCAAAGACTGATATTCTTGGAACAGAAAGGGTGTGCTCTGGATGGGATTTTCTAAGGACTTGAAGGAAATTATCATGATGCGCATGGCATTGAAAGAGAAGAAACGGCAGGAAGAGGAAGCTGAGAGAAGGCGCTACCTGTTTATTATGCTGCTCATCTTTGCAGCACTCATGACATACGTTTCTGTCATGGCAATGTTTGAAAATTTAGGCATCATCCGCTGAAAAAGGGAGGCTCTGGAGCAATTTCAGGGCCTTTTCTTTTTGATGTCAATATTTGTCAAAGATTGTCACGGTGTGAATTTTTGGCCATTTTTTCTCGTGGAATTTATGTCAATAATTGTCAATGCGTGAAAAAATGGCGATTTTATGGCCAAAAACCCACTTTGTGGCCAAAAATTTTTGCAAAAATGGCCACGACTTTTGACGTAAATACGTTAAAAATATGGCGTTTGGCCAAAAACCCACTTTTTTTCTTAATTTAATAAAAAAATTAAAAATTTTATATATAGTAGTTGGAAATAAAAATGGGTTTTTGGCCACAGCGAGTTTTCTGCTCGAATTGGCCAAGAGGGCCACCACTTTCACCTTGTAAAAGAATAACAAAAACTATATAATTGAGTTACGAGGTGCAAAGTTATGAAAAAGCGTGAAATTCCGTTTATGGCCCAGTATGAGAATGAGTTTGGCTATCACGAGTGGACTACGTTGGACAGCGCAAATAATTTGGTGCGCTGCTATTATAATGGCGATACAGAACTTCATGTGAAAGAGCCCTGGTGCGAATGTAATGGTGTCAGGATGAGAAAGGTACGAAATCAGGAAAAGTGGCGTTGTCCTATCTGCGGTAAGGTCTATGATATTTCCGACATTGATTGGCCCATGCCTTATTGGGATGACGAAACTGGCCTGAAAAATGATTATGGCGAATATATGTATCCGAACGCAGAGAAGCGAGCAGGTCCTCCTGAAATGTATGAGGAAGCTCCCTTTACTTGGTATCTGTAAGGTGAAAGTTTGAGGATTGTCACGATTGTGGCAGTCCTTATATTTTTATCCTTCTAAAAGATTGACAAATATTACCAAATATCCCCGCGTAAATTTCTTGCTCTTTTATGGGAGGAACAGTGTGCGTAAAAACATGCTGTTCCTCTTTTATTTTTGGAGGTTTGTATGCTAGAGAACAAATTCAAAACAGGATTGGTAAAAGACCTGAAGAAACGCTTTCCCGGCTGCATGGTCGTTCATCTTGACCCGAATGAAATTCAAGGGATTCCGGATCTCTTGGTTTTATATCGAGATAGATGGGCAGCACTCGAAGGAAAGAAGACAGGGAAGGCATCGCATCGTCCGAATCAAGACTACTACGTAGCCAAGATGAATGAGATGAGCTATGCCTCTTTTATTTATCCTGAGAACAAGGAGGAGATACTGGATGAACTGGAACGATCATTCACGACTGCAAGGCCAGCACGCTTTTCTGGGAGCGAGTAAGTATCATTGGATCAATTATGATGCTGCCCGGATTGCAGAGTCCTTTGTAAACTATCAGGCGAAGGAGAGAGGAACGCGCCTTCACGCATATGCTGCAGAAAGTATTGCACTGGGGCAGAAGCTTCCTCGGAGTAAGAAGACACTTAACTCCTATGTCAATGATGCAATTGGCTTTTGCATGACCCCGGAAGTGGTTCTTTATTATTCAGAGAACTGCTATGGCACAGCCGATACGATTCATTTTGCAAACAACTTCCTGCGCATCCATGATTTGAAGACTGGTCTGGTACCGGCACACATGGAACAGCTCTTCATCTATGATGCACTTTTCTGCTTGGAGTATGGCGTCAAGCCTCGCGATATTCAAATCGAAAACCGCATCTACCAGAACGATGATATTTGGATCGTGAATCCGACTTGCGAGGACATCGATCCTATCATTAGCAAAATCATTGAGTTCAACAAAATCATTACTGAACTGAAGTTAGGAGCGACAGCATGAATCCGGTAGAAAGAGATATTCGAGGATATTTCGGTATCGCGCCGGAAGACAGTATCCTGGAGCATTATGGCACCAAGCGCCACTCAGGCAGATATCCGTGGGGTTCTGGCGAGAATCCGTATCAGCGCTCAGGTGATTTTCTGTCACGTGTTGAGGAGCTGAAGAAGAGCGGCATGAAGGAGAAGGATATTCTCCAGACCATCAATGATTCTCTCCCCGAAGAATATAAAATGGGTGCCACCGAGTTCCGTATGGCACAACGCAGAGCCATTCACGAACGCCAGCAGCTCAAATATGACCGTGCACGTGCTTTATCTCAGGATGGGCTCGGCCCCACAGAAATCGGTCGGGAGATGGGTTTATCTGAATCCACGGTTCGTTCGATGCTGAAGAACGACAAACCTGATAAATATACCAGAACCAAAGAAATTGCCGAGACCCTGCGTAAGGAAGTCGATAAGAAGGGCATGATTGATGTTTCTGAAGGTACAAATCTGGTTCTGGGCGTTTCAGAAGGTGATTTGGACGATGCTATATTTGTTTTAGAGGCAGAGCACGGATATCAGCGTTATGGCGTTGGCATTCGTCAGCCAACAAATATTAACCAGCAAACCAACATCACTGTTCTGGCAAAGCCGGAATATGACCAGAAATATGCATATCAGCATCAGAATGAAATCCAGTCTCTTGGTGAGTATCATTCTGAAGATGGCGGTGAAACGTTCAAGAAGCTTCAGCGCCCCAGTAGCATGAGTTCTGACCGTGTTTATATTCGTTATGGTGATGAAGGCGGTCTGGACAAGGATGGCGTTATCGAAATTCGGAGAGGTGTTGCTGACCTGAACCTCGGAAAATCGCATTATGCGCAGGTTCGTATCATGGTGGATGACAGTCATTATCTGAAAGGCATGGCTGTATATTCTGACGATATTCCTAAAGGTTATGATGTGGTGTTTAACACCAACAAGAAATCCGGCACTCCGAAAATGAAGGTCTTAAAGCCTATCAAAGATGACCCCGATAATCCTTTCGGCGCATCTATCAAGGCAAATGGTCAGAGCACCTATATTGGTGAGGACGGAAAAGAACATCTGTCGCCCATCAATAAGCTGAAAGAAGAAGGCGATTGGGACACCATGGCAAAGAACCTTTCTTCGCAGTTTCTGTCCAAACAGCCGGTCAAACTTCTGAAACAGCAATTGGATCTTACTATTGCTGACCGCAAGGCAGAATATGACGAAATTATGCAGTATGACAATCCGACGATTCGGAAAAAGCTGTTGCTTGATTTCGCAGATACTTGCGAGGGCAACTCGATGACCCTGAAAGCATCTTCTTTCCCGGGTCAGGCGACAAAGGTTATTTTACCACTGTCCAAAATCGGAGAGAGAGAATGCTATTGTCCTACATATCCTGATGGCACTCAGCTTGCATTGGTTCGTTTTCCTCATGCAGGAACCTTTGAGATTCCTATTGTAACGGTCAATAACAAGAATTTGTCCGGGCGTAGAAATCTCGGCAATGTGCAGGATGCAATTGGCATTAACGCAAAGGTTGCAGAACGTTTGTCTGGTGCTGATTTTGATGGCGATACGGTTGTAGCGATTCCAAAGTCGAGCAAAGTTGATATTAAATCCACCCCCGCTCTGAAGGATTTGAAAGACTTCGACCCCAAGATTGCATATGCTGTACCTGAAGGAAATCCCAATGGCGTGCGCCTCATGAAGAAAGAGGAAAAGCAGAAAGAGATGGGGATTATTTCCAATCTTATTACTGACATGACTCTTCGCGGCGCACCTGAAGGCGATATTGCTCGTGCCGTCAAGCATTCCATGGTCGTTATTGATGCGGAAAAGCATAAGCTGGACTATAAACGTTCTGAACGTGAAAATGGTATCCAGGAGCTGAAGCAAAAATGGCAAATCAGAGTGCAAGAGGACGGCACTGAAAAATATGGCGGTGCATCCACGCTCTTATCCAGAAGAAAACAGACCGTTCGAGTGCCTGAGCGCAAGGGAAGTGCCCGAATCGATAAAGAGACAGGCGAAAAAATATATAAGGAGTCTGGGCGTACTTATATTGACCCCAAAACGGGCAAGAGAGTACAAGCTATGACGGAAGTAAGTCTTATTTCCATGCACCCCAACGCACGAGACTTATCCTCCGGCACCATTCAAGAAAATTACTATGCCGATTTTTCAAATGAACTGAAGGCTTTGGCTAATCAGGCGCGAAAAGAGGCTGTAAATATGAAGGGTATCCAGAAAAGCCCTGATGCTGCCGAAAAATATAGAGCCGAGGTTGAGTCTATTAACGCCAAGCTCAATGCGGTTGTTGGTAATAAGCCGAAAGAACGGCGTGCTACCATTATCGCAAACGAGAATATTAAGGCTAAAGTACAGGCTCAGGGCTTGGACTATAAGAAGGACAAGAAAGAAATCAAGAAGATCGCAGCTGTTGAGATGCAGCGTGCACGTGATTCTGTTGGTGCAAGCGGCAGCAAGACAAAGATTACGTTCACAGACCGTGAATGGGAAGCAGTTCAAGCTGGCGCAATCTCTGATTCCAAGCTGATGAAGATTCTGAACTCGTCAAAGTCGGATGAAATCATCAAACGAGCAATGCCAAAAGCAAGTACAACGTTGTCTTCTGCTAAGTTAGGCAAAGCACAAGCAATGTTGGCAAACGGCTATAGCTATGCAGAGATTGCAAAGGCTTGCGGCGTCCCTGAATCAACGATCTATGATAATCTTAACAAGTAAGAAAGGCTTTGAACTATGATTCGATGCTTTTTAACCACTGTTGATAATCCTTACAGTCCTTACGAACAGTTTGAGGACTGGTATCGGTTCGACACCGACAAGGGTTATAACTCGTCTGGGCTGCTGATGCGGATGGCTTACACCTCTGACCAGCTCACGGACGCAGAAAATGCGTATGAAATTGAGCAGGCTATCGACCAAATCGTGGGCAATGACCCGCTCAATATCTACAAAAAACTCAAACTCGATATCAAAGATGACGCTCCTGGAGAGCAAACAGCGTAAAAGGGGTATAGGGGGGGTGCTTGAAAAATACACCCCCTCCCCAAATCGCGCCGGTCTTTGATTTTTCCCCGGAGGGAAAATTGAGAATTGGGTTTTAACTACTGCCGAGGTTTCAGGGTGTAGACTGTGCCTCGGTGGTTTTTGTAAGAGCTTATGGGAGGGTGCTCTCTTCAAACAACCTCCATTTGTCGTTTGTTCATTTTTCTTCTCCTTTCAAATGATTAGAAAGACACCACAACCGGCTCCCATAAACTCTTACAAAAGCCATTGAAAAGTGTGGGAAACAGGCAAGATTCTAGTGCAAACCAAATCAAAACAGAATAGAAGGATGACAAAAATGAGGACAAAGAAAGCTGCTTCTGAAGACGTGGCTCCCATGCGGCCAACATTGTCCCCAGAAGTACGAGAAAACCAGATGATTTCCCTAGCAATGGATCTGGTGGAGAAGCGATTGCGAGAAGGAACGGCATCTTCAGCCGAAACGACTCATTTTCTGAAACTGGCTACGGTCAAATCAGAACTGGAGAAGAAAAAGCTAGAAGCAGAGAATACACTTCTTCATGCAAAAGCAGATGCTATTCAAGCAGCCAAAGATAACGCCCTTCTTTACAAGGAGGCAATCAAGGCAATGCGGGAATATGGCGGAGTGGAAGATAACGATGAACCAGAGAACATATTCTGAGCTTTGTCAGTATTCGACCTTTGAAGACCGGTTCCATTATTTGCAACTGCATGGTGCTGTTGGGCATGATACATTTGGATTTGACAGGTACCTGAACCAAGATTTTTACCAGTCCAGAGAATGGAGGATGTTCCGTGACAAAATTATTGTTCGGGACATGGGATGTGACCTTGGTGTTCCTGATCACGAGATTACTGACTGGGTTGTCCGAGGTGGAAGGCTTATTCGACCACGCATCATCATTCACCACATAACCCCTATTACAAAAGAAGATGTACTGGAGCATCGAGAGTGCTTACTTGACCCTGATAATGTGATTTGTGTATCCGACCAAACACATAAGGCTATTCATTATGGGAATGACAGCATTCTGGAACCAGTATTCACAGAACGAAGACCGGGCGATACCTGCCCATGGAGGAAATGACATGAATAACGAAGCAATGATGAACCGCGCAAAGCAGCTGGTGGTGGACTACTTTAACGCCCATGTGGACGTGACTGACGGCAAGAAGCTGACCATCGAGGACGTGTTCATCGTATGGTTCAGCAAGACCCTGCAGAACTGGAAGGCGCTTGTGAGTACCACCGTATCCGACGGCATGTACTATGAGCTCACCCACAACGGCGACAAGGGCGAGACCTATGTAGACGTTTACAAGAAGTGGGACAACAAGTGCATCCCGGACTAAGGAGCGACTATGGACAGCATTCTCACTTCCGTAAAAAAGCTGCTGGGTCTGCCCGCAGACTATGAGGCATTCGACCCGGATATCGTCATGTACATCAACACTGTGCTGATGATACTGACTCAGATGGGTGTGGGGCCGAAAGAAGGCTTTTTCATCTCTGACAAGAGTGCCACGTGGAATCAGTTTATCGCTGATCCGGTAAAGGTGGAAGCCGTGAAAGCCTATGTGGCGGTCAAGGTGCGACTGCTGGGCTTCGATGTACCGCAAAGCAGCGTGACCAAAGAGGCTCTGCAGAACACCGCATCCGAAATGGAGTGGCGGCTGAATGCGGAGCACGACCACCCGGAGGAAACTGTATGAGCAGTATCGGCGGCTTCATTGGCCGTACGAGTGCTGATTATACAGATTTACATAAGGAGAAATGAGATGAACTTTGCAAGTGCTTTGTTCGCTCTTAAGCGCGGACATAAAATCAAGAGACACCATTGGACTGGATACTGGAAGCTGGAAAACGGTGAAGTGATGATGCATACCTGGGATGGCAAATGCATCAACGTACGTGATTCCGAGGATATGCTGTATACCATGGAAAACATGGCGTGCAATGACTGGGAAATCGTGACGGAATATCACGAAGTTAAATAATATTCACAGGAGAATTACATCATGCCATTATCGAACACGGCCACGCCGATTTACTATGGCCGGTTTCGAGAGGCCGTAATTCGGGGTGAAATTCCGGTATGTCGAGAAGTCTCTATGGAGATGAACCGGATTGATGACCTGATTGCAAACCCGGGTATCTACTATGACGACAAAGCAGTTGAAGGTTTTGTCAAATTCTGCGAGAACGAACTGACTCTTACCGATGGCGGAGACCTGAAACTGCTGGATTCCTTCAAGCTTTGGGCAGAAGAGATATTTGGCTGGTACTATTTTGTAGACCGCAGCATCTATGTGCCCAACCCCGGAGGACATGGAGGTCACTACGAGCGAAAACGTATCAAGAAACGGCTTATCACGAAGCAGTATCTTATCATTCCTCGCGGTGCTGCCAAGACCATGTACGACGCATTCATTCAGAGCTACTTTCTGACCGTGGATGTATCGACCACTCAGCAATGCACCACAGCACCAACCATGAAGCAAGCAGAAGAGGTTCTTTCACCGATCCGTACAGCATTGGCTCGGTCGAAGGGACCTCTTTTGAAGTTTATGACGGAGGGAAGCCTGCAAAACACGACCGGCGCAAAATCTGACCGTGTGAAACTGGCATCAACCAAGAAGGGCATTGAGAACTTCCTGACAAACAGTCTGCTGGAAGTGCGCCCGATGACCGTCGATAAGCTGCAGGGTCGAAGAGACCGTGTGGCAACCGTTGATGAATGGCTAAGTTGCGACATCCGGGAAGATCCTATTAGTGCTCTCGAACAGGGCGCATCGAAGAACGAGGACTATCTCATCGTTGCGACCAGTTCAGAAGGAACTGTCCGTAATGGTTGTGGTGACACAATCAAAATGGAGTTAATGGACATCCTGAAAGGGGAGTACATCAACCCGCATGTGTCCATCTGGTACTACAAACTGGATTCCATCGACGAAGTTACAAACCCCGATATGTGGCTGAAGGCAAACCCGAATCTAGGACAGACTGTCAGCTACGAAACTTACCAGCTGGATGTAGAACGTGCAGAAAAAGCGCCTGGTTCCAGAAACGACATTCTGGCCAAGCGCTTTAATATTCCTATGGAGGGGTATACCTACTTCTTTCCGTATGAAGAAACTCTGCCGCATCGTCACCGAGATTACTGGCAGATGCCTTGTGCTCTCGGCGCAGACTTGTCGCAAGGCGATGACTTCTGTGCGTTTACATTCATGTTTCCTATGGCAAACGGCTTCTTTGGGGTAAAAACCAGAGACTACATTACCTCTTACACGCTGTCAAAGCTTCCGCAAGCCATGCGACAGAAGTATGACCAGTTCATGCAGGAAGGCACACTACAGGTATTCGATGGTACCGTGCTGGACATGATGCAAGTGTACGATGACCTCGATAATTTTATTCAGCAGAATGACTATGATGTCCGGTGCTTTGGGTATGACCCTTATAATGCCAAAGACTTTGTAGAACGCTGGTGTACAGAGAATGCACCATTTGGTGTGGAGAAAGTCATTCAGGGCGCAAAGACCGAGAGCGTTCCTTTGGGTGAGCTGAAGAAGCTCTCCGAACAGCGGAAACTGCTATTTGATGAGGCTCTTATGCAATTCGCCATGGGCAACTGCATTGCTTTGGAAGATACGAATGGCAACCGCAAACTGCTGAAGCGTCGTTCTGACCAGAAGATTGATGCAGTTGCTGCCATGATGGACGCTTACATTGCATGGAAGTTGAACCGAGAGGCATTTGAGTAAATCAAACGACCTTTTGGTAGACCTCGCCGTTCGGACGAAGGTAAAGTTCTGTAGGTGCAGAAGGCTTGTCCAGTGCATCCTTGACCAAGACAAGAAGCGGAGACTCTGGCTGCGCATTCAACGCATCAGATAGTTCCAGAATTTTGTGCTCGCTTGCAGATACATCGCCTTTGAGCAGACCTTTCTTCTTGCTTTCGATTTCCTTGTTGACTTTATCAGAGAAGGTTTTCAGCGCACCAATCATGCGGTTCTGACTGAGAGCAAACAAAGGTTTCGCATCGGCTTTGATATTCGCAAGGTAAGACTTGTTCCAATTTTGCGCATAGTAAGCTTCCATAATGGTGCTGATGGCATACAGCTGGGAAGCAAGGTCAATGCCCTGTTTGTTTTGCAATACGGTTCTGGCCTGATTTTCATTGGTTTTTGCACCAATAGAATCTTCCAACTGCTCCGTGTAGAACTCCATGTCAGCCACAGCCTTGATTTTTGCACGTTGCAGGTTGCCGATGGTAGCCATACGCTGCGGTTCACTGAGCATGATGGTCGAATAATTTGCAAGCGCGTACTTGACAAATGTGAGTTCAGACAGCAATTCCGTGCGTTTGGAAGCCTGAAGAAATACCAGAAGGTCATCCAGCTTTCGATTGACTTCGGTTAGCTTGGAACTGATATCTGCGAGGAAATACTGCCCGGTGGCGAAAGAAGCAACACTGAACATCTGAAAAGCTGCAACGGATGCGGGATCGACTTTATACAGAGAAGCAGTACCTGCAAAATGTCCGGTGGCATCCACCATCGTTGTGGACTGACCACCCTGATTCAAGTTCATCAATGCGCCATGGATGCCTTTTGGAAAACGTAGCACATACGTATTGGAAACCACATCGGCCGCAGCCTGTGCAGGAATCAGCTGTAACAACGAATTGGCAGCAAGCCCTGCCTGCTCTGGAAACTCGACCTTTTTAAAACGGGTCGAATCATCGAAATCAGGATGGGTTTCACAAGGCGAAATTTCGCAATTGAAATCTGCAGGACGCAGTTGAGAATCAGGCATAGTTTCAGACCTCCTCCATACATAAAACAAGCGGATAGCCCAGTATAACACGGGGGGGGGGTATGTTTGCAATACTTTATAAAGAAGGAGGATGAAGCTTGTACTACAATAATCAGATTTGGCATTGGGGTGTTAAAGGTATGAAATGGGGCGTTCGACGCTACCAGAATGCAGATGGCAGCCTAACCGGTGCAGGGAAGAAACGGTATGATCGGGATATTGCTGCCAACAAAAAGAAAAAGGATAATAAGCTGCCTGCGGATGCTTTGGAAGACCCGAATCGCTGGGTTCGTGAAGACCGTGAACGGGCAAAATCTGTTGCTGATGCAGGTAATCAGATGGCAGGTAATCTGAAAACATTGAGCGACAAGTCCATGAAGATTCAGTCCCGCAGGACAGAAAAAATGGATCTGAGCAAGATGACCGACCAGGAGATGCGGGAACGGATCAATCGCGCCATGCTGGAGAAACAGTACGACGATATGTTCAACCCGAAGAAGGTCTATTCCGGGCGAGAAGCCGTTAGCGATACTTTGGAGGTTGCGGGAAGTGTTCTCGCCATTACCAGTTCCGCGTTAAGCATTGCTCTTGCAATTCAGAAGTTACGAGAGGGGTGACCAATTTAAAATGGAATTGTATCACCATGGTATCAAAGGTCAGAAGTGGGGCGTAAGGCGCTACCAGTATGCTGACGGCACGTATACCCCGGCAGGACGGAAGCGCTATGGTGTAAGTCAGAACGCAAGCCGAATGGAGCGCATGGCATCCACAATGGAGATGCGAGTAAAAGACTGTGTGAATGCTGCTCGCACACAGGTGACGGGTCGGCAGTATGTTGACGGATATCTGAAGAAGGGCACAACTTTATCTCGGATTCAGACTTCCAAGAACTTCGAGAATTTCGCGTTCTACGCTACCTATAAGAAGGCTGACAGTGACAAGTACATGGGGCTTTTCGGAAAGAATCTGATGGCGCGAGCCAACTATGATGCCAAACAGGCAGAAAAGCAGGCGAACGCTTCCGGCAGCGAAGCTGACTTAGCAACGGCCACCGCTTTACGCGATAAAGCCAACAGCATGAAGGTCTATCAGCTGAAACTGGAAACGGTCAAGAAGTTGAAGGTGCCTTCCGATGAGAACGCCAGTGATATTACGGCCGGACTGCTGAAAGAGAAAGAGTTCAAGCAGAATCTTGAAGCATCCATTGCGGATTCTAAAGAAAAGATGCGCAGACCTACCCAGCAGGTACTTTTCAAACAGGCAGAGAACGCTTTGAAGAAAGACCCCACTACACTGACTGCATCCGAAAAAGTGGCCATCTATAAGGCTCTAAACCTTTCTCTGACAAATCATAACGCACAGGAAGTGGCGGCACAGAGCCGTTTCTATGCGGAGCTGAGTAAGAAAGGCTACAATGCGTTGCTGGATTATAACGACAAGGATTATTCCAGCTATCATGCAAAGCGCCCGATGATCGTGTTTGATACAGATTCTGTCCGTCTGCAATCGGTGACAGAGACCAATCCGAAGGTCGTGGACAAGCTGTATATGCGCTACAACGCCGAGCGAATTGCAAAAGAAGTGGGAGCAAACACAATCGGCTACGTTTCCAAGCTGGGCAACAAGACGGTTTCGGAGTGCTCCGCTTACATGGAACGCAAGATGAGCGATTATTTGAGTTAAGGAGGATAAGTAATGTAGCAATGGAATGACCGGCGGCCTACTGGAATTTCACGAGGACATACAGTCACTCAAGCGCAAGTAAAGAAAGCATGACAAGGTCACTGAGCAGAGAAATCTGCTTGGTGGTTTTTTGGAGGAAAAATTCAAAATGGAGATGAACATTGGCTCCAGGCTGAAACATGCGTGGAACGCCTTTCTGAACCGGGACCCTCCCGGAAGCGAGTATTATGGAGGCGGCTACAGTTACCGCCCTGATCGGATGCGCTTTTCTCGTGGAAGTGAGCGCACCATTATCAATGCCATCAACAATCGTATTTCGCTCGATGCATCATCCATTAAGATCAATCACGTAAAGCTCGATGAAAATAATCGCTTTGATTCGATTATTGATTCGGGCCTTAATTATTGTCTGACTACGGAAGCCAATGCCGACCAGACCGGCCGAGGGCTGATTCAGGACATCGTGATGACCTTTTTGGAAGAGGGCGTGGCGGCAGTTATCCCGGAGAAAACAAATTTTGACCCACGTTATAGCAATAGCTATGAAATCTACTCCATGCGTGTTGGTGTACCCGTAGAGTGGTATTCAGATCGTGTGCGAGTACGGGTCTTCAATGAATTGACCGGTCAGAGGGAGGAGATTACTTTCCCGAAGAAGATGGTTGCGCTCATTGAGAACCCATTTTATTCGGTCATGAACGCACCGAACTCTACCATGCAGCAGTTGGTGCGAAAACTGGCATTGCTGGACGTGGTAGATGAACAGGCCGGTAGTGGGAAACTGGATATGATTATTCAGCTTCCTTATGTTATTAAGACGGATGCTCGCAGAAAGCAGGCAAATGAGCGGCGGGAAGAAATCGAAAAGCAGCTTTCCGGCTCTAAGTATGGTATTGCCTATACGGACGGTACGGAGCGTATCGTGCAGCTGAATCGAAGCCTCGAAAACAACATTCTGAAATCCATCGAATACCTGACGAACATGGTATACAGTCAATTGGGTGTGACACAGGAAATCCTGAATGGTACAGCGGACGAGAAAACGATGAACAACTACATGAACCGCATTATCGAGCCGGTCGTATCGGCCATTGCAGACGAGTTTAATCGGAAGTTCCTGACAAAGACTGCCCGTACACAGGGCCAGAGCATCATGTGTTTCCATGATCCGTTCCGTCTGGCACCGGTAAGTATGATCGCGGAGATGGCGGACAAGTTTACCCGTAATGAAATTATGACCCCGAATGAGATCCGGCAGGTTATCGGTATGAAGCCCTCGAAGGACCCGAAGTCCGACCAGCTTGTAAACCGTAACATTGCTTCGGCTGATGAGGGAATGCCCGTTCAGGGCAAAGAAAATGATGCTGATGAGCAAGCTAATGCAAATCAGCAGGAAGGAGTGTGAAAAATTCAAAATGGCAATCAATTTCGATTATGACTTTTCCGGTTGGGCAACTAAAGCCAATGTGAAGTGCTTTGATGGCCTGACTATTGCACCGAATGCCTTCAAGGAATGTGATGGTCAGGTGGTTCCTGTCGTGTGGAACCATGATCATTCCAGCCCGGACAATGTGCTGGGTCACGCATTGCTGCAAAACCGGAAAGATGGTGTGTATGCCTATGTGAAGATGAACGACAGTCCCAGTGGGCAGACTGCCAAGGCTTGCGTGGACAATGGTGACATTGACGCAATGTCTATCTATGCCAACGGCATCCAGAAAGCCGGAAAGACTGTGATGCATGGTATGATCAAAGAACTGAGTCTGGTTATCGCCGGATGTAACCCCGGTGCTCTGATTGATGAGGTCGTGAAGCACAGCGCGGATGGCACCGAAGAGGACAGTTCCGAAGCCTTCATTTATACCGATTCTGGTTTGAGCCTGAAGCATGGGCTGGACCCGGACGATAACTTGCTGGAGGACGAGGATCTGCAGCACTCGGATGATTCCAGCGAAGGTGATAAGGAAAAGAAAGGAGAAACCAAGATGGCTGACGCCAACGAGAAGACCGTCAAACAGGTATTTGATACCCTGACGGAGGAACAGAAGAACGTGGTTTACGCAATCATCGGTTCTGCCCTGGATGACGGCAAGGACGGTGAGGGTAACGATAACAACGATGGTGAGGAGAAAAAAACTATGCACCACTGCTTTGAAAACAAGAAGGATGGCACCGTGCTGAAGCACAGCCTGGATGAGATCAACAATGTGGTTAAGGGCGCAAAGACCAGCGGCACCATGAAGGCTGCCTTTGCAAATGCCGGCATCGAGGACAGCGAGGTTGATGCGCTGTGCCACGGCATTGACAACATCGACTACCTGTTCCCTGAAGACCACCTGCTGGACAACCCGCCCCGCATCATTGATACACCGGATGACTGGGTGAGCGATGTTATGAGTACCGTTCACCATGTGCCGTTCAGCCGCATCAAGAGCCAGTTTGCTGATCTGACTACCGAAGAGGCACGCGCCAAGGGTTACATGAAGGGCAACTATAAGACCGAAGAGGTGTTCGGTCTGCTGCGCCGCTCCACTGGTCCGACCACGGTTTACAAGAAGCAGGAGCTGGATCGTGATGATGTGATCGACATTACTACCTTCGATGTGGTGGCTTGGCTGCGCAACGAGATGCGTTACAAGCTGAACCGTGAGCTGGCACTGGCTTATCTGCTGGGCGATGGCCGTACGGCAGCAACTCGTGATAAGATCGACGAGAACTGCATCCGTCCTGTGCTCACCGATGCCGACCTGTTCACCATCAAAGTGGCAGTGAAGACCACTGGCCTGAAGGACACTGAGAAGTACAGCACTCTGATGGACGATGTTGTTCGTGCTCAGGAGAACTACCGTGGCACCGGAACCCCGACCATGTACACGACCAAGAAAAATCTGACTGAGATGTTGCTCCTGAAGGATGACATTGGCCGTCGTCTGTACAAGGATGTGGCAGAGCTGGCGCTGGCCATGTGTGTGAAGAAGATCGTTGTGGTGCCTGAGATGGTTGGCCGCAAGGGTCCTAAGGGCGGCGAACTGGCCTGCGTGATCGTGAATCTGGCCGACTACACTGTTGGTGCCGACAAGGGCGGTGCCGTGAGCATGTTTGATGACTTCGACATCGACTTCAATGCTCAGAAGTACCTGATTGAAACCCGCTGCTCCGGCGCACTGACCACCCCGTACAGTGCCATCGTTGTGGAGTTTGCGGCCTAAAAGGAGGAAAAAACAGATGGAAAAGATCTACGAAACTGGTAAGGACCAGCATGTTGCAAGCTACATCGTTTATGGCCATACCGATGGTAAGGTGTATGCCGATGCTGAACATGAGAAAACTGTCACCAAGGCAGAGCTGGTTCACGCTTTCGAGCTGGGCCGCCTGATCGTGAACGATGGCACCGACCTGCTGATGGCCGTGGCTTATGGCAGCACTGGCGTGAAGACCCTGACCAAGTCCACCAATCTGGACTTCAAGACCTGGACCGCTTCCGCCAAGGAGTAATTTCTTTTACGCATTGAATTAGATACTTCTAACTTCAAAATGGAGTGAAATGCTATGAGCAAATGGTTTGGAAAAATCGGTCTGGTGCAGACAGTTGAAACGGAGCCGAGCATCTTTGAAGAAAAAGTGACCGAGCATAATTGCTATGGCGAGCTTTTAAAGAATACCCGGCGTGTCCAGACTGCCGACAAAGTAAATGACGACCTAACCATCGCAAATACTTTGAGCATTTTGGCCGACCCGACGTTGTACAAGCACTTTGACTCCATCAAATATGCAGAGATTATGGGTGCTAGATGGAAAGTGACAGAAGTGCAGATTGACTATCCGCGGCTGACACTTACCCTGGGAGGACTGTACAATGGCGGAACACCGACTGAAACTTGACGCTATTTTGCGCCAAATCGTAAAAGATGCGTGCGGTAAAGAGAATGTGTACTACCAGCCCCCGGCAAATCTGCGAATGAGTTACCCATGTATCTGCTATGAACAATCCAAAATACAGAATGCCGCTGCCGATAACAGAGTTTATTTGCAGCGGATTTTTTATCAGCTGACAGTCATCGATTCACGACCGGATTCCAAAATAACGAAAGCACTTATGCAAATGGCTAAGTGCCACTATGACCGGCCGTACAAGGCTGATAATCTGTACCACGACGTTATAACGATCTATTTCTAAAAAGGAGGAAACTCGAATGGCAAAAATCGAATGGGATAAGACCGGCGAGCGCAAGTACCAGCTGGGTGTTAGCAATGTTGCTCTGTATAAGCAGGACAAGGGCGCTTACCCCAAGGGTGTGGCGTGGAACGGCATTACCACAATCAAGGAGAGCCCGGATGGCGCTGATGCTACCGACCTGTGGGCCGATAACATCAAGTACGGCAGCATCCGTGCAGGCGAGAAGTATAACTTCACCCCGGAGGCCTACTTCTATCCGCCTGAGTTCGGCGAGTGCGACGGCAGCGCGGAGGTGGCTCCTGGCGTGACCATCAGCCAGCAGAAGCGTAAACCCTTTGGCCTGACCTGGCAGACCCTCATTGGCAGCGATGAAGATGATGAGCTGGGCTTTACCCTGCATCTGGTGTGGGGCGCAACTGCATCTCCTTCTGAACGCAGCCATGAGTCCTACAATGACAGCCCGGACGCTGAGACCTTCAGCTGGGACTGCGATACCACTCCTGTCAAGGTGACTGGCTATAAGCCCACCGCCCATATGGAGCTGGATAGCACTAAGGTGCCTCAGGCCAAGATGGAGAAGCTGCTGAACATTCTGTACGGCACTGCCAACACCACCCCGTATCTGCCGCTGCCGGATGAGGTTATCAAGCTGATGACTACCTGATCCATTCAAAATGGAATCGACTTTGTAAAGGAGAAAGAAAAATGATTACCGAAACTCTGACCTATGTGGACTTTGGCGGTACCGAGCGTACCGAAGACTTCTATTTCAATCTGACTGAGGCAGAAGTGCTGAACCTGTCGCTTTCCAAGGAGGGCGGCATGGAGGCGTACATCAAGAAGATCGTGAACGCCAAGAGCCAGCTGGAGTTGGTTAAGCTGTTCCAGGATGTTCTGCGCATTTCCTACGGCAAGAAGAGCGAGGACGGCCGTCGCTTTGAGAAGAGCCCGGAGATCTTTGCAGATTTCGAGGCTACTCAGGCCTATAGCGATTTCTACATGTCGCTTGTCACCAATACGGAGAAGGCGATTGCCTTTATCAATGGTCTGTGCGATACCAAGCCTACGAAGGCTGAACCCGCACCTCAGATCGCAGGCAATGCGCCTATCGCACTGCCTAACGGCTAACATTTAACAGCACAGGGAGGCAGGCAGAATGCTGAAAATCACAATTCCTAAACAGGAATATTGGGATGCACGAACGCAGGAATTTGTGCAGCTGAACGCTGTAACGCTCCGGTTAGAGCATTCGCTTGTCTCCCTGTCTAAATGGGAAATGAAGTGGCATGTTCCTTTTTTCGGTAACGATTCACTGACAAGGGAACAGATGGTCGATTACGTTCGGTGCATGACGGTTACGCAAGGTGTTGAGCCGAGCGTGTATCTTCGACTGACAGAATCGAACATGGCAGCCATTTACAAATATATGGACGAACCGATGACGGCAACCTGGTTTCCGGGTGAGCCAAAACCGTGCGAGCCCAGAATACCGCAGAAGAGTAAGCCTCGCCCTAAGATTAAGGTGAAAGTAAAAGCCTTAACAAGCGAGGCAATTTATGCGCGTATGTTTGCCGCCCACATTCCCTTGGAATGCGAAAAGTGGCATCTTAACCGACTATTCACGTTGATTCGAGTTTGCAACGAGGAACGGAAGCCGCCTAAGAAGATGAGCAAAAGCGAGGCTCTTAGCAGACAGCGTGCATTGAATGAAAAACGCCTGAAGGAATTTGGTACGAGGGGATAAACGATGCCAAAAGTGGTGATGTTTCGACAAAAAGGCGATTTCAGGCGAACGAGCGATTTTTTGAAACGAGCCAACAGACTGAATTTGGATGCAATCCTGAATCAGTATGGTCAGGAAGGTGTGGAAGCATTGCGTGCGGCAACGTCGAAGGACACCGGAACAACTGCAAACAGCTGGAGTTATACCGTTCATAAGGGGACGGGCTCTATCACCATAACATGGTCGAACTCGAACATCGTGGACGGTGTGCCCATTGCGGTAATTCTGCAATACGGACATGGCACCCGAAACGGCGGGTATGTGCAGGGAACAGACTATATCAATCCGGCGATGAAGCCGATTTTCGATAAAATCGCTCAGCGAGCATGGGAGGAGGTAAAGAGAGAATGAGCAGGGAAGTCGATGAGCGTGTTGTTCAAATGCAATTTAACAATGCGCAATTCGAGAGAGGCACCCGACAGACCATGGGCACCTTAGAAAAGCTGAAGCAGTCACTTCAGTTCAAAGGCGTAGAAAAAGGGTTTGAGCGCATTAGCTCTGCCTCCCAAAAGGTCGATTTTTCGGAAATGACCAAAGCGCTGGAATCTATCGAGAGCAAGTTTTCGGCCGTTAATGTAATTGCCGTTACGGCACTGACCAACATTACCAACAAAGCCATCGCGACCGGAGAACGACTTGTAAAGGCTCTGTCGCTTGACCCCATTATTAGTGGCTTTCAGGAATACGAAACCCAGATCAATGCAGTTCAGACGATTCTGGCGAACACATCGAGTAAAGGTACTACATTGGACCAGGTCAATGCTGCGTTGGACGAACTGAACCACTACGCTGACTTGACGATCTACAATTTTACGGAAATGACCCGTAATATTGGTGCATTTACAGCAGCAGGTGTTGATTTGGATACATCAGTTGCAGCTATCAAGGGTATTGCAAACCTTGCAGCTGTATCCGGTTCGACAAGTCAGCAGGCCAGTACGGCCATGTACCAGCTTTCTCAGGCACTGGCTTCTGGTACTGTGAAGTTGCAGGACTGGAACTCTGTGGTCAACGCAGGCATGGGTGGTCAGGTATTCCAAGACGCGCTGAAAGAAACTGCTCGTGTGCATGGTGTCGCCATTGACAGCATGATCGCAAAAGAAGGTTCCTTCCGTGAAACCTTGTCCAAGGGATGGCTGACTTCTTCTATTCTGACCGAGACGCTTCAGAAATTTACCGGCGATCTCAATGAGGAAACTTTGAAATCCATCGGCTATACCGATGAGCAAATCAAGAAAATCATGGAGATGGGCAAGACTGCAAACGATGCTGCAACGAAGGTTAAAACTTTCAGTCAGCTGAAAGATACCTTGGCAGAGGCATTGCGGTCCGGCTGGACCCAGACTTGGCAGACTGTTATCGGTGACTTTGAAGAGGCAAAGGAGCTTTTTACAAAGTTCAGTGATGTGTTTTCAGACCTGATCAACAAATCGTCCGAAGCCCGTAATACGGTGCTGGAGGGTGGTCTGAACAGTGGCTGGCAGCAGTTGCGCACCGCACTGGGCGACAGTGCTGACTTTTATAGTCAGATGCTGGAAAAGGTCATGCTTGCAAACGGTTCCATCAGCCAAAAACAGATCGATGATGCCGGTAGTTTTGCCAAGGCTTTGCAGCAGGGTGGTGTTTCTGCAGAGCAGCTTCAAAATGGATTGGATGAATCGACCCAGCAGTTGCAGGCATTGAGTAAACTGAGCGACAAGGAGCTCATGGCAAAGGGGCTTGACCCGACGCAGGTTAAAGCTCTGGCAAAGAGTTTTGAAGAAGTTAATCAGAAAATTGCTGACGGCAGTTTGAATCTGGATACATATTCAAAAAAGATTGGTGAACTCTCTGGCCGAGAGCATTTGATTCAGTCTATTTGGAACATTTTTGAGGCTATCGAAAAAGTTGTTCAACCTGTGATGAAGGCATGGCAGAAGATGTTTTCTCCTGTCAATGCCGAACAGATTTACAGCATTGCCGAAGCAATTGACAGCTTTACTGCAAAGCTCAGCATCAGTGATGAAACCGCAGATAAAATCGAGCGAACGTTTAGTGGCGTTTTTGCAGTGCTGAATGTTGGAAGAAATGCACTTTTAGCCGTTGGCAAGGTTCTTGGAGAAGTATTCAATGCTGCATCTCCACTTGCTGGCGGTTTTTTAAGCATTACAGCAGCACTGGGCGATTGCTTGGTCAAAATGGCCGATGCAGTCAACAATTCTACCGTATTTAAGACCGTTCTCGATGGTATCCACTGGATCATTGGAAAAGTGTCCGAAGGGATGCAAGCCTTTGCAGTGGTATTGACTAATGTGTCGAATAATGTCTCTGTCGTGTTCGACCCGTTAAAGACCCTTGGCGAGTGGTTCATGTCTTTCATCAACTTTATCGCACCAGGGCTTTATACATTTGGCTCTTCAGCGGATAAAATCTTCAAGGAGTTTGGCGCAAGTGCAAAAGAAGCCTTTAATAGTCTTGACACCGAGAAACTTGCGAATGTTATCAACAGTGGCTTAGTTGTGGGTATTCTTGCCGGTGTCAAGGGCTTCCTGAAGGGAGCGCAAGAGCTGACTTCCAGTGCAGGTGATGTTATTGGAAGCATTAAAAACACCGTTAATGCTATTAAAGATGTGCTCAACTCCCTTGGTGAGGCAATTGATGCATGGAAGCAGTCCAAGAAAGCCGAAACAATGATGACGATTGCAAAGGCTGTTGCCATTATGGCGGCATCTTTGACAGTGCTATCCATGATCAAACCGGAGCGACTGGCTGGCGGGATTGGCGCACTTACTGCAACAATTGGTGAACTTGTCGGTGCATTTTTGCTGCTCGATAAATTTGGCGGAAAAACAAAAAGCACTAAGCTTGGCGCAATGTCAGTGGCAATGGTTGCTATGGCATCGAGCGCCCTCATTCTGGCAGGAGCTGCTGCAAAACTGGCATCTATTGACAGTGGAAAGCTGGTTTCGAGCATCGTTGCTCTTGGCTCTATCATAGGTGGGCTTACTGCTGTTTCGGTCGTGCTCTCCAAAACTGGCGGTAAGTTCATGAAGGGCGCTACCGGAATGATTGCCTTTGCGACAGCTATTCGGATCATGGCGAGCGCTGTAAACGCCATGAGCGGACTGAGCTGGGACCAGATGAAGGTTGGTCTTACGGGAATCGGCATTCTTTGCGTTGAACTTGGCGCTTTTCTGGCAGTATCCAAGTTTGACAAACTCGGCGTTCTGAAGGGGACCGGGCTTATTCTGCTGGCAACGGCTCTGAATATTCTTCAGTCTGCAGTTGCAAAGTTTGGCAGCATGAATTTGAACGAGATTCAAAATGGATTGATTGCAGTCGGCGCTGCGCTGACTGAGTTTGCAGCATTTGGAATTGTTGCAGGTTTTTCAAAGAAAATGCTTGCCAGCTCGGCTTCCGTGCTCATTCTTTCCAGTAGCATGGTCGTTCTCAGCAGAGCCATGAAATCCATTTCCGGTTTGGACGGAGAGGGCATAAAAAAGAGTCTCATTGCAATTGGTGGCGCTCTTGCAGAATTCGTCCTTGCTCTGAATTTGACCAAGGGCACCCTCGGTTCAGCGGCTTCGCTGACTACCATGACCGTGGCAATCAACCTTCTGGTTCCAGCTCTGACAGGACTTGGCAATCTGAGTCTTGCACAAATCGGAACGGGACTGCTGGCAATTGCTGGTGCATTCGGTGTGGTTGGAGCTGCGGCAATGTTACTTGCTCCAGTAGCACCTGTTGTTATTGGTCTTTCTCTTGCGATCAGCGCACTGGCAGTTAGTGTTGGTGCGATGATGGCGCTTGCAACCGCTGCGGACTTCTTTGGACAGTTGGGCGAGAGCTTGAGCGCCTTGAATGGTCTGAGCTTTCAGGTGTTCCTGGCCAACATCAAGGCTGTGGCATGGCTGCTGGTTGAATTTGTAGCTGGTATTTTTAAAGGACTGGCTACGATTGCCGGGACCATTGTAACTTCTATTGCGGCTATTATTACGGCAGTTTGCGATGGCATTGCACAGGCGGCACCAAGTATTGGTAATGCGCTGGCTCAGCTTATCGTGACTGTTTGTAACGTTATCGTGCAGTGCAGTGAGCCCATTGGACAGGCTTTGTTCACGCTGGGTACTGTGGCGATTCAGACCATCATCGACTTGATTGCATGGGCCTGGGATGGCGGTGGCGGCGAAGGAGGCGGCATTAAGGGTGCTCTAAGCAGTTTGTGGGCGAATATTACGAGCTTTATTGGCGAGAAATTCAACCCTGCAAATTGGTTCAAGGAAGGCAGCTTGCTAGATGGCCTGTTTGGAGCAGCCAATAAAGCAGCAGACGAACGTGATGCTACCGAGTATGGCAAATCTGTTGGTGATAAATTGGCAGAAGGCATGAATAACAGCCAGAAGGATGTTAGGGAAAGTAGCGTCAATCTGGCCAAAACGGTAGAGGATGCTACCAGAGAAACAGCTGGCATTAATTCCCCTAGCACCATGATGGAGGAAAACGGCTACTGGCTGGATATGGGCCTGGCACAGGGGATGGAAGGTTCTGCTGGTATGGCTGCTATTACGGCAGCGTGCGGCAATATTTCTTCCACCATCAATAGCCAGTTCAGAGACTATTGGGGTATCCATAGCCCGAGCACCGTTTCTCAGGGAGACGCCAGCAATATTTTGGCAGGCATGTGCATTGGCTTTAGCCAGACAGATGGGTTGCAGAACAGTCTCTTGGCATTGAATGGCGGCATCCGTTCGACCCTTCTTAGTGGCATGGATACAACCAAGACTGATGTTACGAATAAAGCTACCAATATTGTTGGTGCCCTGAGCGGCGTGTTTGGTGGAACGACTACAACAGCTGAGGATATTCTGAAGACGTTGGGCGGCTCCGGTTCTACGACCACAAAACCCACTACGACGGGCCACACCAGCTCGACGAAGAAAACCGGAAAAACTCTGGCGGAGCAGATTGCTGAGAACTATTCCAAGAAGCTGAAAGCCAACAAATATTTGTTGGAAGCGGCCGATAAGGAATACTCTCTGTGGGAAGCCCGCGAGGGTGATATTGCAACCAATGAGCAAATTACCCAGAAAAGAAGTGAGTATATCGGCACAAAGATTACTCGGCAAACCAGTCGTGTGAAAATTGCGCAGGAGCAATATGACGAACTTCTCAAGAGAGTGGGCAAGAGCAATGATAAGACCCGCGAAGCCTACAACACCCTGATGGACGAGCAGGCTACGCTGGAAAACCTGCAGAAAAGCCAATACGAAGATACATATTCCGATTTGTTTGACCGGTACGATGACGAAAGCAGCGCTGCTGAAAACGAGTACAGCTTCTGGAGCAGCAAGTACGAAAAGACAGCAACTGCTGCAGAAAAGTCGAACAAACAAATCGAACTCATCAACAAGAAAATCGGGATTCAGGCTAAAGCACTGACTACGGCAGAAGAAGAATACACGAAAACCAAGGATGCGTTCGGTGAGGAGAGCCGTAAGACCCAAGAAGCATATGCGCGGTATTTGAAAGAGCAAATCGAGTATCAGCAGTTGGTGAACAGTCTTAACAATGCTGAGCTTGACAGGTTCGATAAACAAAATGAGCGCTATGCTTTGGAGATGAAGACGTATTCCAACCAGCAGAGCATTCTTCTGAAGCTGTTTGAAGATGGTGATTACGGTGTTGTGACCTCTACCATCAACATGGGTGCTGCTCTGCGAAATATGTCCTACCAGCTGAAGCGCACCACGAATGCTTACGACAAGTATAACGAGTATGTACAGGCCGGAACGCAGAATACGGATGATGGACTGGCAGCTCTCCATGAACTACAGGACGAGCGTTATAGCTTTATTGGGTATGCGGAAGCTTTTGCTGATGCGCTTAATATGAGTGATGATGCAAAGAAGGTTACCATGCAGCTTGGCATTGCCATTGCTGATAACTGGAAGTCCATCTCGAACGGATTCAATAAAGCATGGGGCAAAGTGCAGGAGTCGTATCCGGCAATTGCGCAGAAGCTCTCAAATTTCATTGGTTTGTATATGCGCGACGGTGCCGCGGAGACCATTACCGCTTCGATGTCTGCTGTTGTAGCAGCCATGAATGGCGATTATGGTACAGCCATCAGTTCGACCATCAGTGCATTACTGAATTTCCTTGGGTCTGACTTTGGAAAGACTCTGATGGATACGGTTAAGAACGGCTTTACGACATACATGCCGAAAATTGCATCTTTCATTGGTAAACTTTTTGAGGATGGTGGTTTACTGGCAGGTATCGGTAAGGTTGTTATGGGGCTGTTTGGAGAAGGCGGTGCATTGGCAGGCGTTGGAGAAGCCGTTATGGGTGTTCTGACAACCATTGCAGGTGTTATTGGTATAACGGTACCAGAACTCGGACTAATTATGTTGGCGATTGCTGCTATTGGTGTGGCTGGTTTTGCGCTTATCAAAAACTGGGATAAGGTAAAAGAGTGGTTTGCCAATTTTGGCGAATGGATCTCGAATCTGTTCCAGAATATTGCTGAGGGCATCGGAAACTTTGTGTCCAACTTGGTGGAAGGCATCGGCAATGTATTCAAGAAAATCTGGGAAGTCGGCAAGAACATCGGTCAGGGTCTTTGGAACGGTGTGACCAGTGTAGCCTCTGGCATCTGGAATGGTATCAAAGGCTTGGGCAGTTGGATCGTGAATGGCTTTAAGAGCATTTTCGGTATCCATTCTCCCTCGACTGTTATGGCTGAGCTGGGCGCTTACATGGGACAGGGCTTTGCAAATGGCATCACCAGTACCGAGGATGGTGTGAATCGTTCCATGGACGATATGACCAGCTCCGCGCTTGACATTGCCACGAATGCGGCCCAGATGCTCTATGATGTTGCAACCGGACAGGAGACTGCTGAACCGATTTTTACGCCGGTGCTGAATCTTTCTGACTATGCATCTCCGACCAGCTGGGCAGCTACACAGGCATATACGCCTTCTGCTGAAACAGCGGAACGTGTGTATCGCAGTAATGAGCTTGCACAAAGAATTGGCGGAAATCAAAATGGAGTCCTTATGAAGTCCCAGTCGGACAATAGCGATGTGGTAAACGCAATTAGCCAGCTGGGCAATCGCGTGGACCGAATGGCAGAATCGATCAGTAAAATGAAACTTGTGCTTGACAGCGGAAAGACTGTTGGTGAACTGGCACCGAAAATCGATTCTAACATGGGCGGAAGAAACATTCTGGCAGAAAGAGGGGTGATTTGATTGGAACGCGAGTTTTCTGTGAATTTTGGACAGTACAACACGTGGTCTGATTGGCACCTCACGCCTGCAGAACGCCCCATCGTTGTGCCTCCGACCGAAAAAACGCATAATATCGACTTGCCGGGTGGCAGTGGCGTAATTGATGCAGCACAAGCATTGACGGGCTACCCGGTATTTAACATGCGAGAAGGAAGCTGGGATTTTTATGTAGAAAATGACATCGAACCCTTTATGACGATCTACAGCAAGGTGATGGCCGCACTTCAGGGCAAACGACTTCGTGTTAGTTTGGAAGAAGATGCGGCCTATTTTTATGAAGGCCGATGCTGGGTGGACAGTCCCAAACAAAGCAACGGTCACACCATGCTCACCATAAACTACAGCTTCAACCCGTATAAGCACAAGTTTGCAGACATTGGGAAAGTTGTGAAAACTGCCGTTAATGGCAGCGCTACTATTTTCTCTGGTTCGGTCAGCAATTATACGGGCGAGCCGATTTGTCCGAAATTGGGCATCGAATTGTCTTCTGGGAATACTATGTCCATCGAGTTCACAACATCTAGCAGACGGTATACAACATCGCTTGCAAAAGGCACGTGGGTTGACCCCATTATCATGCTGATACCAGGGGAAACGACGTCTATTGTTGCGAAAGGCTATGGGACAGTGAGCTTACAGGCGATTGGAGGATGGTTATAGTATGTTTAGCGTATATGCTGACAACAAACTGTTCTATTCGCCACGACTGTTGGATGAGAGATATGCCATTACAGAACCTCAGGCAACGCTTGAACTGAATAAAGCAGGCAGCTTTACGTTTAATTTGCCATCCACTAATCCGATGTACTCCAGTTTGAAAAAACTGAAGACGATCATTACGATTCGAGAAGATGACGAGGTGCTCTGGAAAGGTCGTGTATTAAACGACGCGAAAGACTTTTACAACACCAAGGCAGTTACTTGTGAAGGTGAACTGGCTTTTCTGAACGATATTCAATATGAACCACATGATTATTCCAAAAAAGGAATCAAAATGGGGGAGTATTTCAAGAAGCTTATTGAGCACTATGCTTCTGAATGTTCGGAAGAGCGAATGATCAAACTCGGTAATGTACGAGGAGCCTTTACGGATGTGCTTATCTATCCCAAAACAACGGACTACACGAACGTTTGGAATCTTATTTCCGGCAATCTTATTGGTGCATCGACCGGTAAAGTTGGTAAGGACGAGGTAGACCTGAGTGATTACGATAGATATTTGTACATCCGAAGGGAAAAAGGTGTATCTTACATTGATTTTGTGGACGACATTGGAAAAGCATCTAGCCAGATTATCGAATTTGGCAAAAATCTTCTGGATTTGAGTGAGTATGTGGATGCTTCCAATGTTTACACACAGATCATTCCGCTTGGCAAAGCTGACAGCAAAGGAAACCGTGTTGATATCAAACTTGTAAATGGCGGAAAAAACTATTTACAGTCTGATAGTGCCATTGCACTCTTTGGCAAAATCCAAAAATCAGTTATCTGGGAAGATGTAACCAATCGAAACACTTTGAAAGCAAACGGGCAACGAATGCTGAATAAGGCTGTTGAGATGGCAATTAAAATTACGATTCGTGCATTCGACCTGCATCGAATCAATGTCAATACTGACAAAATTGATTTTGGTGACAAAGTTCATGTTGTAAGTCTGCCGCATGAAATCAGTTCGGACTTTCTTTGTTCCAAGATTGTATTCACACTCGATAATCTTGAAAATACAGAGTATACGTTCGGATTGGATTTTGAAACCATGTCCGGTAGCTTTGCATCTTACAAGCGTACCTACCAGTATAAAATGGAAAGCGCACTGGAGATTGGCAATCAGAATACACAGGACCTTCTCGATGCGATGACCCGTATGGACTCTTTGCAAACACAAGTAGATGGCAGCATCTGCTCATGGTTTTATCCTGGTGTTCCTACAGTAGAAAACTATCCAGCTGTTGAGTGGACAACGCCTGAAGCAAAGCATGCTCACATCGGTGACCTGTACTATGACAAGTCAACGGGTATTGGATACCGCTGGACAGAGAATAGTGGGGGTTACTATTGGGATGTTATCGAAGACAAGCAAGTTCAGCAGGCTTTGCAGGATGCCTCACGGGCACAGTCTACTGCAGATGGAAAAGTGCGTTGCTTCAGCGCCCAGCCGTACCCTCCATATGAGGTTGGTGACCTTTGGGTACAAGGTGGTAGTGGTGATATTTTGTGCTGTCAGCATGACCGTGAAAGCGGCAGTTATGTGGCAAGTGATTGGGTGAGAGCATCGAAGTACACCGACGACACCAAAGCTATTGAAGCCGGAAAAACAGCAACAGATTACATCAAAGATGGCGCAGGTGGAGTTCAGGTCGGTCCCAATGGAAACAGCAATGTAACCATGACTGATGAGGGGCTGGTTTTTAATGGCATCCGTAATCTGGTTCCTCTTTGGGAAAATGCTGATCCTACATCCGGTATGGCAGGAGGAACAGTTATCTGTTCAGATGGGCGTCTGGCATCTTACGCAGCAATTGCAATTGGTTGCCAGGAATATTACACAAGCCCATTTGATAGCGCTTCGACAGAAGGCGGCCTGATCCAGTACACAATCGTAGTGCTGAATGGAAAGGAAGCACGTTGTTCTTATGCGTGGGATAAACCTCGTGCACGTAAGGTAACTGCCAGCAAAAACGGAATCACCTTTGGACCGGGCGGCTACTACGACACCAAAAAACTGGACAAGTGGATATGGCCGTGGACTGATGTGACATACGGCGCAAAGTTCAATGCTCACAATCAGTGCTGCGTGCCAGTCGTTGTTTACGGATTTCTTTGAGGAGGTGGTGCTATGTATGTTACTACGTATAAAGCGGATGGGACGATTACCAGTATTGGAAAGGTGAACGATTCTTTCCCTGTAGACCGTGAGCACCCGCCTGATGGCTTGCTGTACACGGATGAGATACCGGATGGCCGGGGCATCATCCTGCAGTATAGAATTCAAAATGGAGAATTTGTTTATTCTCCACAACCGACCACAACCGAAGATAAGACCGAAGAAGAGGAGGTAACTTATCAATGACTGAATTGAATCTGATCCTTTCTAAGAATGGTCAGGCACAGCTGGCAGATGGCAGCAGCACCCTGAACATGGGCTATGAGGGCAATAAGAGCGTTTATGCTCTGCGTATCTCGCCCCGTGACGAATGGGCAAACCTGACCATCAGCGCCTACTGGCACACCCCGAACAAGGAAATCACGCCTCCGGCAACCCTGTTCGCAAACAATGTGGCAAACGTCCCGGCTATCGTGACCGCAATTTCTGGCGAGGGCAAGGTGACCTTCCAGGGCATTCGCGATGGCGTAATCGTCACCAGCGCAGACGTGCCCTACACCGTTGGCGAGAACAGCGGTACCGAAATGGCAGACCTTCCTGATGCTGGCAGCACTACATGGGAGCAGCTGATTGCTGCAACGCAGGCAAGCGCAGATGCAGCACGCAAGGCTCAGGCAGCAACTGAAAAGGCGGCTACTGGTCTGGAAGCTGTTCTGACCGCTTCTGCTGCAGCACACAACGGCATCTTCCGTGGTAAGAACCTGGGTTCTGCTCCCACGGAGGCACAACTGGCAGCCATCAAGGCGGGTACCTTTGACGACCTCTACGTGGGTGACTACTGGTCCAACGGCGGCGTGAATTATCGTATCGCCGCTTTTGACTATTACCTGAAGTGCGGTGACACCAGTTTCGATCGTCACCATGCAGTCATCGTGCCGGATACCCAGCTGTATACCCACAACATGAACGCAACCAATACGACTGAGGGCGGCTATGCCAACAGCCTGATGCGTCTGGAAGGTCTGGCACAGGCCAAGGAGAAGGCGGTTGCAGTGTTTGGTGCAGACCATGTGCTGACCCATCGTGTCTTCTTGACCAATGCTGTGACTAACGGTAAGCCTTCTGGCGGCGCATGGTTCGATAGCGATGTGGAGCTGATGAACGAGAACATGGTCTACGGCAGCCATATCTTCGCTCCTGCCAGCGACGGCAGCACGATTTCCACGAACTATACTGTGGAGAAGAGCCAGCTGCCCCTGTTCCAGCTTGCACCGCATCTGATCTCGAACCGCCAGTGGTTCTGGCTGCGAGATGTAGTTTCGTCTGCGTACTTCGCGGCTGTGGACAACTACGGTCTTGCGAACTACAACGGCGCTTCGATTGTGTATGGCGTTCGTCCCGCTTTCCCCATCGGTTGATCAACCATCAGGCGGCCTTGTGCCGCCGTTATTTTTTGTTTGAAAGAAGGATTTTTGCGTGTCTAATATTCCTAAAAGTAGGAGAAAAGCGACCTCATTGGATGCTTTGGCACTGGCCCAGAATATTCGCTCTGAAATTACAACGGAGTTGATGCTGACTTTTGGGTACAGCGAAAAACGGCTGGAACAGCACATCCGTAAAGTCACAGATTATATTCAGGACGATGCGCTGCGGGAACGAGCTGCAGCTCAACTTCGGGAGACTAATCAGGACTTTAGTATGTGGTTTATTGAGAAAGAGCGGGACGAGGTTCTGAGGCTTTCTCGTGGAATATCGGCACACATTCGGGCAGCTAACACGATCAGTCCTGTCAATATGAGTGAGTTTGAGGAGCGCAGACTGCAACTGGACAAAGCGCTGGAATGTTGCAATGTGCTCCAGGACGAACTGAACTATATTGCAAAAGTTCTGCCTGCTGACAAAAACAAATACACGCGCATTGTATTGAAGCTTGAGAAAGACTTCAACCTCATTAAAAAATTGCGGCAATCTGATAACGGGCGTTTCCTACCGCACATTCAGACAGCCGCAAAGTCCGAATAACAACAATTGGGTAGCCTTTGAAAAGTTTCGTCTACGTACTTCGCGAATGCGAACTACAACAACGCTTCGAATGAGAATGGCGTTCGTCCCGATTTCACATCCGTGCATTATGGACAGGATTCCCTGCACGGCAATGGGAAAGGAAAGGCTATCCGTTCGGGAGATAACCCGATGAATGATAACTGTGACGGTTCCGGTTACGACCGATGAACTTACAGCGCAGTTTATGAGGCAAAATGAATCCTTATTACGACGCAAACGTTCTCTATGATGCGGGAGGCCATGCAATGAAAGGCTCCCAGTTTAAGTACGCTTCAAAACTTTATAAGTTGAATCAGCTTCTCATCACAGCAAAATTACAGAAGGCACTTCAAAATGGAACTTACCATCCGAAAGGGAGCATGAAGTTCCGATATCGTGAGCGAGGAAAGGAACGCCTCATTTCCAGCATCGTGACCCCTGACAAGGCAGTGAACCATGTAATTTGTGACGAGGTGCTGACTCCATATCTACAAAAGTTTCTACAGTACGACAATTCGGCATCTCAGAAGGGGAAAGGCGTAGCATTTCATCGAAGGCGTTTTGAAAATGACCTGCGTAACTACTACCGCGAAGAAGGTACGAATGAAGGGTATGTGCTTTTTATCGACTTCAGCGGGTACTATGCGAACATTCAGCATGAACCGTGTAAGGCGGTGCTTCACGAGCTACTCGAAAAGAGCAGTCTAAGTGATGAACTTCGGCTTATCACCGAGGACTTGATGGATGAGATTTTCAAGACGTTCGAGATGGATGTCAGCCGATTCTCGGACGAGGACATTGAAGCCATGATGAATGGCAAGGTTGACCCTTTTATGAACATGGGCGTGCCGAAAGAGCTTTTGACCGGTGAAAAGATGCTGGCAAAGGGAGACGATATTGGCAACCAGCTGGCGCAAAACATTGGTATCACATTTCCTTACCGAATCGATAACTACTGTAAAATTGTCTGCGGCATGAAGCATCAAGGCCGCTATTCTGACGATATGCATATCATCCATCGAAGCAAAGAAGTGCTTCTGAAGGTCTTAGAGGGTGTCAAGACAATCGCGGCAGAGTACGGGCTGATTCTCAATGAGAAAAAGACGCACATCTGCAAGCTTTCTGGCGAGTATCGTTACCTTCAGGTAAAGTACACGTTGCTTCAAAATGGAATCGTTGTTCGGCGGATTCACCCAAAAGCAATCACAAGAGAACGCCGTAAACTAAAGGCTTATAAGCGCCTGCTGGACAAAGGAATCGTAACCATGGAAGAAATTGATGGCTATTTTCGTTCTTGGCTCAGCGGGAACTACAAGTATATGAGCCGCGACCAAATCTATAAAATGAACAGCCTGTACGTGAAGCTGTTCGGAAGGAGTGTAACATGGAAGAAAGGGCATGGAAGGTTACGTTGGCTGATGGCACATCCCTCGGCAGCCTGAAGCTGAACGGTAACAACTTCATCAGTACCGCTGAAGTCACCAAAGAGATGTTCGAGGACAATCTGACAGAAGTGACCATCGAGGGCGGTGACACCATCGAGAAGCATGAGAACATGGAACTGGTGCAGATCAGCAAGATGGGCGAAGAGTGGTGGTTCATCCTGCGGGATATTCCGGCAGAGGAACTGGAGCAGATGGCTCTGAAGGCACAGCTGGATTATCTGAGCATGATGGTTGACCCCGAGCTGTAAGGAGGAGTTCAAAATGGCAAATCACAGCAAGAAGTTCAATGATGTGCGTTCCTACTACAAGTACCGCATGTGGAAGAAGCGGCAGGTCGTGAATGCCGTGAAACAGGGCTGGATCACGGAGTACGAGTACGAGGAGATCACCGGCGAAAGCTATCCTGTACAGAAAGAGGAAGAAGTGGCCGTGGCAGCCGCGCCGGTTACTGAGACTCCTCAGGTTCCTGTTACGGCGGAGACCGAGAACAACGCTAAGGGTACAAGTGAGGAAGCAGATGTGACCTCCGAGGAATAAGGAGGGCATATGAGCATCGAAGCATATTCTCTTCTGAAGAACGGCAACCTGAAGCTCTCGGAACACTTCAAAGTTCGGGAGTTTTATTGTCGAGACGGCTCTGACCCGATTTTCGTGGATACAGAGCTTGTGGAGATTCTGGAGAAGATTCGTACCCACTTCAACAAGCCTGTGACCATCACGAGTGCATTCCGCACGGCAAGCTGGAACACTAAACAGAAGAATGCCGCCAAGTACAGCCAGCACCTCTATGGCAAGGCGGCGGATATTCAGGTACAGGGCATCAGCGTGGAGCAGGTCTATGCCTACGCGGACAAGCTGCTTGCGGGCAGGGGAGGTGTAGGCATCTATCCTCCCGGCCTTGGAAGAGCAAACGGCTGGGTGCACGTGGATGTGCGCAAAGAAAAGAGCCGGTGGAGGGGGTGATGCCAATGCAGAGTATTCTTTCCTTCATCAGCGCTCACTGGATGGAATGGGCAATCGGATTACTTAGTTTTGGCTGGGGCTATCTCATCAAAAAGATGACCGAGTACAAGAACATCAAGGACGGTTTGCTCGCCATCATGCACGATCGGCTGTATCAGATGTCTACCTTCTTTCTCAAAGAGGGGTACATTAACACGTCGGCTCTGAAAAATCTGGAATACCTTTATAATAGTTATCATGCTCTTGGCGGAAACGGCACTGGTACAGAACTGTACACCCGCGCCAAGGGGCTGCCAATCAAGGAGGACTAACATATGAATGCGCATATTGTAACGAACCGCAGCATCTCGGCTGGTACCATCGCACGAACTGCTGTTCTGCTGCTGGCCCTGACCAACCAGGTGCTTTCTGCTCTGGGTAAGCCGGTTCTTCCCATCGAAAGTGCTCAGCTGGAGCAGTTGGTAAGTGTCGGTATCACGACCGTGGCTTCTCTCGTGGCCTGGTGGAAGAACAACTCGTTCACGCAGGAGGCTCTGGCCGCTGATGTGGAATACGAGCGCCAGCGGAAGCTGAACGGGAAATAATTGATATTTGAGGCGAGGAAGAGAAAAGGGCAAACAATATCCTGACTGAATGTTTTTCTCCGACCACCTGAAATAATTTCATCTGACACTCATCGTTGACCCGATAGGTCTGTTTTAGATTGGAGTGGCCGGTAAGATGAAGAAAGACCCTGTGATATTTATGCTGGCCCTCTAGGGCTGCCATGAAAATTACAGGGTCTTTTATTTTTGCCCTAGAAAATGTTGCAATTTGAGCGTAGAAGTCGTATACTGGCAGCATAATGAATCATTTGCACGCACACCGATAAATACAGAGATTTTTGACTGAATTTATTGCCTACCTATTATATACCAGTTCCTGCGGGATGCCATTTTGCTCACCATGAACGAGCCGGAGTACATCAACGCCGTGACCAAGCGCCTGTACCCGGAAATTGCCAAGAAAAACGGCACTACCGCCAGCCGGGTGGAACGCGCCATCCGCCACGCCATCGAGGTGGCATGGGACAGGGGAGACGTGGATACCCTCAATAGCTACTTCGGCTATACCATCCATAACCTGCGCGGAAAACCAACGAACTCGGAGTTCATCGCGATGATCGCCGATAAGATGCGGCTGGATAAACGGCAGAGAGTGGGGTAAAAAGCCGAAATAAACGGAAGCGGACATACAATTATAGAAACATGGGATAACCCAAAGGCTTCATCTGAAAAGGTGGAGCCTTTTCTCTTTGCATTTTCCTTCCCATCTGGTACAATGATGCAGAAGGGAAGCGACAAA